CAGTTAATAGTTTTCTATTACCTTCATTTAACTTTTCTGTTTGTTGAATATCAGCTCTTCTTAAGTTGGCTTTCATTGCACCCTCAGCATATAACTGTGATAACCTCATTGATCTTCCAAATGAAGAGGAACGATTACCTTCATTAACTGGAGTTTTAGAGACTTGACTTCTAAATAAAGTCTCATTATTTTTCATAAACTGTTGGACTTCTAATCCAAAGTTTCTTTGAACACCTCCAATGTAACGACTAAATGCATTAACATTCTCTCTAGTGTTGATGTCATATTGGTCATTCTTCATGCTCCAAATATTGGAGTCACTTCTCCAAGAGACAGCTCTTTGAGCCATATCTCTTTTGTACTGATTCACATTAGCTTTGTGCTGGGCTCTTCCTGTACACACGGCAAAACTCGATAAAGGATAAATTGTTAGGTCCATGTCTTACTTGACGTAAGAATTTAAAACCTAGAAATTTGAGAAGTTTGAGGTGAACTCTATTTCGTATATCAACGATATTCCACAACAACTTCTCTCTTCTGCTTTCAATAAACCTTTTAGATTCACGAGCAAAAGTATGTGGATATTTTTCTATTTCTGGTGTACATAACATCCAGATTAAACCATCTTTAGGATCGACTCCAGCCATTCCGGCAGTCTTGCCGTTAGGCACGGTGAAGTACACACAGGAGTCGTTTCTAGCCGCCCAAACAAGGTGTTCCATAGGATCTAGCCCATGACCTTCTTCGACCTCTCTACGGTCATCTGGACGCAGATTGTAGGCTACTCTTTTAGCAGCCTTAACTGTTATTGGGTGAATAAATTTAGACATTAAAAGTAGTTGAAATTAATAACTATTCTTCTTTCGTTTCCTTCAGTATGAGTTGTACCGCTATGCTTTCTAGAACCATCAAAAATGACAAGTCTATTCTCTATGCAATCTACTGATTCATGTGGTTCATCAAATACTGTAGGACCATCTGTAGTTGTACAATAAAAGATAGCCGTTTTAGCATGTTTAACTCTTTCATCACTATGTTTACCATAGTCCTGATGATAACCATATACTCTGTATTCTTGTCTCTTCCAAGTACAGTTAATCTTAATTCGATACCAACTAACAACGTCTAACACCTCATTAAACAGGGTATATAAAGTAACGAAATGATCTTTCTGTTTAGGCTCATGACCTTGGTAGATCATAGATACTAAAGTATCAGTTCCATCATCTTTGAATACTTTTTGTGGAGACCAACCCCACGAAAGATCATTACTATAAACTAAACGTTTCTTAATTAAATCAAAATCTGGTTCAGATAATAAATTATCTATTATTTTCATACAGTTTTGTAGAACTTTGGTGAATAATCACCCTCAAAAGATACGGATCTAATAGTTGCTGGTGCAGGGTGAGTGGATTTAATACTAAAATCAATGTTTATATTCTTTTCATACACTGGTATTGTCCTTATATCTTCACTTAAAAAGGGTGCATCTGTAGCTTCTATGTAGTCAGCTGGGGTAGATTCATACTCATCTGTAAAAGTAGTCTTACCAACTCTCTTTAAAATAGATTCATATAAGCCTATACGTCCAAAAGATACCTTAACTCTATGTAGAATTAATGATGAATTGACATCACCAACTGAAAACTCTCCTTCTTTCTTAGAGACATAGAATCTAGGAAAGTCTACTTGATAGTCATATAGATAACCAGCGTAGATATTTCCAGTCCAGTCACCGTCAGCTGTAAGTGTAGTACCATCAATAGTTGGTTTAACAAAGTTCTTCCCAGCTGTGGAGCTGGTAAGTGCTAAGTCTCCATTAGATGTACTATATCCAGCCCATGATACGTTGCTAAACGTAGTCTTTCTTGTGGTTGAGCTATAACTACCACCACTAAGAGCTACCCAATTATCTAGATGTAGTAAATAATTAACATCATCTTGAGTAATACTTGGATCATCACTTGCTTGTACTAGGTTCATCTCCTGTAGATAATCTTTATCATCTAAGAAGAAATAAGAATCACCAACAATAAAGTGATAACGTAATGGGTTTATTAGTTTCCATTTAAACCATGAAGACTGTAACCTTTCATTACCTACATTAATATACTTATAACCAATGACATTAGCATCAGCTGCTTTACCAAATAGTACAATACCATTTTCTCTAGAATTAGTTATTAAATCAATGCCTTGTGGTATTAATCTTGGTACTACTTTAGTTTGGTTAACAAGATCTGGTTCTCCTTGAGACGATATATTAGCACCTTCAAAGAACTTACTATAAGCTCCACTACTATCTAGGAAACCTATAGTCTTACCTAATGAGATAGGTGATACCTTTTGATTATAGTTATAAGTAGCTACACTAGATAATCTTGCAGTTTCCGGTGTTAGCACTGAGTCGTCAGTAGTTAATAAGAACTGTTGATCTGTACTAAAGATAAGTAATCCATTATTAATTTGAATACCATCAACAAGTTTAGAAGGAAAGCTAGAGCTGCAAGCAATATCTATCCTATCTGTAGGACTGACTGCTAGAGCTGTTGTATTCCAGAAGTTATAAAAATCTCCAGGTTTAGAACATATAGCATTCTCTCCACTAAGGATGACTAACCTATTCCTCCAGAATAATATCTTACTTATAGTTTGGTTAATAAAGCTTGGATAGGAATTAGTATCATCGTCTCCTACTTCCCTTGAACCCCAGTCAGCCCTATTAACTGTAAAGGTTGTCGTACCTGTACGTTGAATAGTAAGAGGCATTCTGTCAGCAGTATAATTATTATTAATACTTGGACCTGCACACTCTACCCACGTACCTTTACCATCTTTACCATTCTCACCTTCAAACTTTAAGTAGTAATCATCTTCCGTTGAGTCACTACTATTATTTACCTTAACTATATATCCATTTTTACATTGAGTTGGTAGATCACTTATATCATTAGCTGTCTTTGTAATGACTTTCATCAAATCATTTTCAACAATCTGAACATTAAAAGCTACGGAAGCACTTGATAAGTAAATACCATTACCAATAACTTCTGCACTTATGTTTGATATACCGTTGAGTGGTGTATAAAGACCACCTAAAATAGCTGAAGCTGTTACTGCTGTATCTGAATCAAAAGGTGTTGGCTCAGGTCTACATAAACCTGCACTATTTGAACCACCAACATCTGCTTTGTACCTTGTTGTTTCATGTGCAGTTACTTTGATTCGATAGTTATAGCCAGATAGTGTTACATCGACTGTATCGTTAGTAGTCCATCCTTTACCACCATGGAGGAGAATGACTTCATCCATATAGGTACAACCATAATCAGCTGTTGTATTAGAAGAAGCACCATCATCTGTAGACGTATCATAAGAAGTAGATTGACCTTGCTGACCTCTAACACTAAGCCTGAATATTAAATTAGTTTTACTACCACTTGTCTTGTCAAAAACTTCTGTACCTATACCTGGGCAATGACCAGTGTCTGGTGCTCCAGCTGCAGGTCTGTTATTAGTTCCAGTACTCGTACTACTTATTTCTAAACGAGTAGCAGTTGTGTAGGATCGTTCTGTAGAACTATCGTTAATATTTACTGCATACTGTCTACCATTCTCTGTCTTAAGTAACTCAATAAATGCTGTATGAGTAGCTGAACTACTAGCTGTAGTGCCAGCTTTAGTTATAGTTTTTGTTGAGTTTGTAGCAAAGGTAGTATCGTTAATTGTTAAGAAGCTTAAGTCTGTTGGAGTATTAGTTGCTAGGTAAGCTTTGAGGTTAGTTGCTGTTGCACCGTTGGTTGACCCATAAGCTACAGTCATTTCTTGACCATCACTACAACGCCACACATGTACGTGACCATCAGAGTGTACTTGACCTATATAGGAGCCTTCAGTTTCATCTCTGTAGTAATGAAAGAATGAACCTCCACTATGTATGTTAGCTAAAGCACCAACCCTTTTACTTCCTGGCCTCTTATATAAACCATAGGTAATATCAGGTATAGCATTAACTACATTAGTTACTTGACCTAAGTTCTTTTTGAAATCTGGTTGTTCAGAAATGCCACCATAATAATTAGGAATTGTTTGTGTTATGCCTGTCATCTCGCAAGTGCTCTCCAAGGTTGATAGGTTTGATAAACTTGATTATCTGTAAATCCAAGCATGGAGTGGTTGCCTTGATTGCATTCATATTCAATACAAGCTGCTCTAGCAAAAGCCTCCTGTGTTGCAAGTAATTTAACTAAATCAGCATTAGCTATTAACTGTGTAGCTGCTCTACCTGATGCTTTATAGATGACGTATCTTCTAAAAACAGGAGGTATATTTTCAAATTCATAAAGATAAACTACATCACAAGAAAGATCACCATCAAACTCAAATGTATGATTAACTTTATCCCAAAGCTTTCCATCTTTTCTTATCGTATCAACTGTTCTATTTCCCCATCCATTAGTAACGTCTAAGCTAAGTATGTTATTTGCTACAGCAATATGTTTAGTTGTTGGATCAGGAGTGAATGCTACATGCTCTTCACTGTTAAAGCTCCAACCCTCGCTTTGAATATCTATATTACACTCAGTTAAAATATTATATATAAATGATACTTCTGGATTAGTAAAGTTAAGGGTAGTTATAGGAGATTGACCGATGGCTCCCAGTATAGAATTGACTGCGGATAATTCGGTATCGAGTTCATTTGTTTTGGTAGCCATGAAATTTTTTTGGTAAAAAAAAGGGAGCCATAAAGACTCCCATTGCGTGTATAAATATATAACTTAAGTAAAACTTGCGTTTGAAACAGCAGTGTTATTGAAGTTAGAAGAAACGTCAATACCAGCTACGAGTTCAACTGCACAAGCAGGGTTTAGGAAATCAGCTCCCATTGCCAACCTACCTAGAATTACGTCTCCTTGGTAAACCACTGAAACGTCACCAGAGGTAACTTGTACTTGAGGTCCGATAGCTTCTACTACACCAGCAGCTTCTTTCTGGAAGATAAGTCCACATGAGTTTGCAAACTTAGCAGCTGTACCATAGTTATTTGTAGTCTTCTGACCGCCTGCAGGTGTACCACCATTAGCAGCCTGATCCTGATCACCCATTGCTTCACCAACGAAAGAACCTTCGTTATCATTTGAAGCACGTGGATTCATATCTGTCTTAGTACCAAACTTACCAAAGAACGGAATGTTCATTGACTTGTAGATCTTGATACCAGCGATTTCTATAATGCCATTACCAGACTGTAAAGCTGTACCTTGTACGTCACGGTTGATTAAACCATTAGAAGATACATCTTGAATTAGTGCATAGTACTGTCTTGGGTTAAGTACAGCTACTCTGCCTTCACCACTGACACCCTTTTCATCTAGGATTGCAGCAGCATCGAAGAATGCATTTACTAAGTGACCAGCGTTGTAAGCGTCTGCAGCAGTTGTACTTGCAGCAGCACCAACTTTAACTACTGAACCACCTGGCTCAACGAATCCAGACATAGTGACTGGAGAAGGTTGACGTGCAGCTTTAGAGATAGCTCTGAAGATTCTGCGGTCATAGTTTTCTGCTAAAGCATAACCAATCTTCTTAGAGATTTCTCCACGTAAATCGTAGTGAGCAAGTGTCTCGTCTAATTCATAAACGAAAGCACTGGAGATGAGTAGGTCATCAACTGTGATTGTCTTCTCTGCTACTGGAGGAGTCTTCTCGTCGTTACCGAGTATGCTCTGGCCAGGGATATGAAATTCACTTTTTGTGCGTCCTGTGTAGATGAACTGCAATGATTTGCCGTTCTTCAAGGTACGTCTAGTGACTAGATCCCTAGCTATTGTATTATGTTGAAACCCTTTGAACATCTCTCCTGAGAAGAGCTTAAGGTAAAGGGCTCGCCTTTGGTCAACGGTACCAGCATTAGTGAGAGCACCATTATTAGCACCTCCATAAATAGGACCATTGGCATTAGCTGTTGAGGCTTGTTGTGCCATGATTAATAAAAAATTGTATTGTTATCTTTCTTACGTACGTAAATTGTTTGATCATTTGTGTGGTCTATCCCACCGTCTAGACGGCTAATAGGTATCCTGCGTACAGGGCTAAGAGCCAAATTACAGAGAGGTCCGACTCTGAGGTGCCTCTCTGCAGTATTTATAAAGTTGAAAGAGCTTCCTCTAAGGAGATATCCTCATCAAAGTTTTCTTCTTTCTTCTCTTCATTCTTTGGTTTCTCTGGTGGGGAGTAAGACACTGGATGTGCTACTCCGAAACCAGTTGTAGATTGTTGTGGCATTAGAAACTAAACTTAGCTCCTAGCTTTGTACCATATGTATTGTCAGCATCCTCTACTTGAGAGAAAGATACTTCGCCATAAAGACCAAGCTTCTCCGTCGCAGAGACTGAAGCTCCAACTTTTCCAGAGAAATTAGACTCTGCATCAACGCCATCTGCAGCGTTAATAGTTTTACCACCCTGAAGGTAGTAGGCGAGATCGCCAATATTGTTTTCGTAACCTATGTGTAGGTCAGTAGCTCTTGATGTGTAATCAGAACCAGTGTAATTAGCATTGGATTCTACGTTTACATATGGTCCAGCCATTGCAGGTGTAGAAACAAGAGTGGTTGCTAGGACAAGTGCAAGTTTTTTCATTTAATTTTTATAAGTTTTGTAGTAAGTGATGCCACGATATTTAAGTTTTTCTGCTCTCTCTAAAATTTTCATCTCTTTAAGTCGAGCTTGTAATTCTATTTGAGACATAATTAAAAACCTCAATACCTCAGACCCCGTTCCATGTCTAAGGTTTCATGCGTCCCGTAGGATGAACGGACGTATCGTTAAGCTATTGGTGCGATCTCTTTAGCCGCTAGATCAAGCGGGAAATTATGTGCGTTTCTTTCATGCATTACTTCCATACCAAGGTCTGCTCTGTTTAAGACATCAGCCCAGGTAGGGACTGTTCTTCCACTGGCATCGACGACTGACTGGTTAAAGTTAAAGCCGTTGAGATTAAAAGCCATAGTGGAGATTCCCATAGAGGTAATCCAAATGCAAACGACGGGGAAAGTAGCAAGGAAAAAATGTAAACTGCGGCTATTATTAAAAGAGGCATACTGAAAGATAAGTCGCCCAAAGTACCCATGAGCCGCAACAATGTTATACGTCTCCTCCTCTTGACCGAATTTGTATCCATAGTTTTGTGAAACTAAGCCTGTCGTCTCACGAATAAGCGAAGAAGTAACGAGACTTCCATGCATAGCAGCGAATAAAGCTCCACCGAATACCCCTGCAACACCGAGCATATGGAACGGATGCATAAGGATATTGTGTTCCGCTTGAAAGACAAACATAAAATTGAAAGTCCCTGAAATACCAAGAGGCATACCATCACTAAAGCTCCCTTGTCCAAATGGATACACGAGGAAGACTGCGAAGGATGCAGCAACAGGTGCGGAATAAGCTACACATATCCATGGTCTCATTCCGAGTCGATAACTAAGTTCCCATTGTCGTCCCATGTATGCTGAGATACCGATGAGAAAGTGGAATACAATAAGTTGATATGGTCCTCCGTTATACAACCACTCGTCGATGGTTGCAGCTTCCCAGATTGGGTAGAAGTGAAGACCGATTGCGTTAGATGACGGGACAATCGCTCCCGATATGATGTTGTTTCCATAGAGTAGTGAGCCAGCGACAGGTTCGCGGATACCATCTA